AATCGATTCCAGCTGTTTTTGCAATCAAGTTTATCGATGTTTTTCTTAACGAGTGTGGATATAAATTTTCTATTCCAACCAATTTTCCAATCTTTCGCACTCTATCTCTTATTGTGCTTTTACTCATTTGTTTAAATACTCCGTTGTATTTAGTAATAAGCAAGTATTCTACATTGTCATTTCTACATCTCAACCACTCCCTTATTAAATCTGTTGTTTCTTCAAATATCGCAAATTCCACAATCTTTTGTTCCTTTTCCACGATTCCAGTTATTATTCCATTTTCCAAGTCAATATTTTCCAATTTTATCGACTGCAATGCCGAAATCCTACAAGCTGTGTCAATTATCAAATTAAATATGATCCTGTCTTGCAAATCATACCGTTTGTCCATTTCCATTTTGACATTAATTTCAATAATTTCTTTATTACTCAGATAATAGCTATTTCTCCGTTTTTCCACATCTGTAACTTTCAAGCGGTCTAATTTATCTCTAAATGGATGCGTTGCTATCAAATCACGTTTAACTGCCCAAATATAAAAGCTACTAATTGCCGTTATCTTATTATTGATAGTTCTAGCATTATTACCTTTTATTTCCCTGCAATATCTGATATACCGCTCTAAAATACTCACAATAAATTTTAAAGTATCTTTGCTCAACAAATAACGATTATTCTCGTACACTCTTAAATACTCTACAAACTGTTTCATATTGTTCAAATATGTCTTGTAAGTCGTGTTTTTAGTTGCCACATTCTTTGCTATGCTACTGTTCAAATACTCCAAATAAATCTCTGCATTTCTCCCTTTGATTAATTCCAATTCCATTTTTACCATCTCCTCTATAACGTCTTTATACATTATAGACTGGAAAATTTGTTCAAAGTTAGCAAGGAGGGGTCTGTGCAAATTGGACCTTTGCTGATACAGTGGGGGTATATTAATAATTTTAGCGGTCATTATACCTTAGTTTTTCCTGTTCCTTTTCACGAAGGAACTATACCTGCTATAACAATTTCTACTTGGCAATTTTCTGAAATGCCACTTCATAACGGAAGGACTAATAAAGTATGCCCTTTTTACTCAGGTAATCGGATTTCGATTGACTGGGTAGCAATAGGAATGGCATAATCAAATATTCTATTTCCATTTTCCGATTGCAATAAAGAATATTGAAATATTTTCGTTTCTTCTGCTGCTGTAAGCATCAAAAGCCTGGTTCATATATGGAAAAACAACAACATTTGTATCACTTGCATCAGATCCACGATGAACTGGAACAACAGCGGAAATAAGTTTAAAATCTTTGGATAAATTATTTCTCACATAAGTCCCAGATTTTCCTGCCACGCCAACACCGTGTTCCAATATAGTTCCGTCTGGAAATTTAATTGTGTTTTTTCCAAAACTAAACAAATTTTCCACTTTAGTTATTTACAAATATACGCAACTGTAAATAAATAAGATCCATTTTTTGTATTGTTCTGTTTGAAAGTCAATTTTCCAGTTTCATCAAGAATAAAATTTGTGAAATTTCCTTCAAGATTATTTGCTGAAATGTTTAAAAATACAGTTGGAGCAAATTCCGCAGGCAATTGTAACAATGTATCCTTGTTGTTTTTATTGTTGAAATAAGAAGCACTGTCTACACTTAGAACTGCTGTTTTCCCAATTTTTATTACTTTAGCATACGTTAAATTCGGAGCAGTAAAAGTATGTTCTTTAATTTCGCATAAATTTTCCACTTTATCCGAAAGCGGCTTATTAGAAATAGCCCTAAATTTTCCTGAATCGTTGTATGTCAGACTATTGTCTTCGATACATTCATAATAAAATTTTGTTACACTGTCATAATAAAACTTACCTTTCGTTTTATTACCGATGTCCTGTATGTTTCCACCAAATTCTAGCCCCAACATTTTCATCTTATCTTTCAATGTTAAAAAATTATCTTCTGCATATTTTTTTGTTATATACGATACAGCTGGGTCAATAGTAGCGGTAATATTTTCCACTTGATCCACGATTATTGTGTCTATATACTCTATTTCAACTACATTGTTCGCTGAAAAAGGTGGCAGATAGTCCGCATTCGCTGAAGTGTTATAAGCATAAAGTATTTCAACATTGTCATTTCCGTGAGCAAATATCCCCAGTTCTCTTATATAAAATCCTGTTGTTACTGATTTGTTTGTCAATAAAGCGTTAATTTCACAAGTTCCATTCCCTTTTGTATCTACATTTAAAAGCTGCAATGTTGTAATTTGATTAACTAATGCTGTCATTTCTCTCTCGGAAGTCGCTATAGTTCCATCTCCTATCGCCATTTTAGTAAATGTTATTGTTTCTCCTGCTAGTCCTTTTGCTAACAGTTCTCTCCCTTTTTCTGTTAATATAAATCCTTTAAATTTTGCCATGATTCCTCCTATCTTATTTCTCTTAGTATTCTTGTTCTATGCACTGTTCCAAAATTTACTTTTAACAAATCATTTGGAATATTTATATCGGTTGAAGCTAAATAATATTTTATTTTGCTTCTTCTTACAAAACCATAACTAATTTTTCTTTCTTTTTTTCTTAAAAATCTTATTCCATCAAGCCAGGAACGGATATTTTTATATTGTTCTACCACTTCTAATATTTTTTTATACTCTTTATCATTTGACATTCCACCATCTGTGCTAAGTTTAAAATAACCTGCCTTTCCTCCATATTTAAACCATTCTGTTATCCCAACTTTTCCGTCAAATAATATTTCACATATTTCTTTCGTTCCGCCTACAGTTCCTTTGTTAAAATGTGAAAAAACTGCTCTTTTAATCAATTTAACCTTTGTTTCTTTTGAAATATTTGCGTCAATGTAATCAACATGATATTCCCACATCAAAAAATCTAATTCTACATTATTTAACTCTGATAATTCCAAGAAAAATTTTCTTTTAATCGCATCATGTTTCTTTTTAATAGCAAAATTTATAGATTCATAAATCCAAAGGGTTGTTTTATCATTCAAAGTTGACTTCGCTGCTATATCTGTTAAGTTCAAATTATCAATAGTTATCATATATTTTCAACTCCTAAATAATTACTTGTAACACTTGTATTCTCTGCTATCTCATTAAAATCTAAAACTTGAAATGTTGGACTTCTTAACACAACTCTTTTCACTCCAGCTAATTTTAGTAATTTTATAAGCTCATCTGGATTAATATCTCTCCCCATTTTGTTTTGCTGCCAATTTTTAAAATCTTTTACAGCTTTTTCAACATTATTTTTAATAACATTTACAAGCGTTTCATTAGACTTATCAATGTAGTAGTCAAAATCAATTGTGTATGATGTCTTTATTGCTTGTTTTATTGTCACGTTGTCTGTCAACGGTCTTATGTTGTCAGTATTCAACATTTCTTCGATTCTCTTTTTGAGTTCATTAGTAAGTGTCAAGGAATCAGTTAAAACATAAATATCTACATTTGTTGCGCTCGGACTGTATGCCACAACATCAACAATATTCGTACTTGTTGACTTAGCCCAAAATTCATAAGCCCCTTTGCTTCCAGCAGTTGTGAAAGATTCAGGAATTTCTCTGATTCTAGCTCTATAATTGTCATCTTGCTCTATTTCAGCCCCATTGTTTGATGCTGTAATGTTCTCGACTTTATCGTAATGTGGAAAAATGTCGACCATCGTGTTAATTTGTCCGACTGGAATATCATTTCCAACAGTTCCTGATGTGTTGCAAGTTGCAATTCCATCTACATACAAATCTCCTTTTTCTATTTTATATTGTTCATCTGTTGAAAAATACAACTCATTGTATTGAATCCTTGACCCTTTTGGAATTATTATGTCCGTTGCTTGAATATCAGTAATATAAAATCTAAATGTTGCCACGGCTGGTTGTTCTACAAGTCTTTTACCTCTATTTCCATAGAATTCTCCTTTCAAATCTAACCGCTCATTTCTTGCAAATCTTAAATAATTCTGTTTCATCTCGTCATTGTATTTTTCTTCTCTTAATCCAAATAAATAAGCTATCGTTTCAAAAATAAGCGTTTCTGGACTTGATTCTGTTAGCTTTCTTCCGCTTAATTCCTGGAATTTATCAATCATATCTCTTTTAAGTTCCCACGAATCTGCATCTATAATTTCATATTCTTCATTTGATATTTCACTCAATGTTTACCACCTCAATTCCTAATTCAATGTCAAAATCATTATTATATGTATCTTTCATAATGATTCTAGTTTGTCTTAAAACAGCTCTTGGCTCATATTCTCTTATAATTTTAGTCAAGTGGCTTGTAATCCTATTCTGCACAACATTAATGTTCTTATCAATCAAATCACTGTCAAATGCAAAATCTCGATTGAGTGGCTGTTCTTCTTTGAAAACTCTTAAAATCATTCCTACATTTGTAACTACTTCTTCTAAAACATTTTTTGGATTATAATTTATTTCTTCAGAGCTATTTACTGTTATCATTATTTACAGCCTCCTTCTGCTCATTCTCGATGTCGTCTTGATTTTCTTCAGTGACTTGCTGATTTTTTTGTATTTTTCTTTGTTCAATTAATTGATTATACAACTTAGGATTTTCGATATACTCTTTAAGCGTAATATTCAACTTAACAACATCAAATCCACCCTCTTCTTTGTTAAAATAACTGCTTTCTTCTGATAATTCTGTTATCAAAAAAGGGTATTCGCCAAATACTTGACCACCAAAGACTAGATTAGCATATTCTCCAAGCTCAAACATTTGCTTGATTGTATCTAGCTCCTCTTTTAAAGTAGTCTGCTGTATTAAAGATGATACTAAAGTCATTGTAAAACTAACTTCTAGTAAATCTCTACCTTGGAATCTTAACATTCCAGGACCGTAAATTGCTTGATGTTCCGATATTTTAGCCTTGTATGATCTGCTTATTTGATTATTGAGCGATACAATCTGATCTTCTGACGCTTCAAAAATTACATCTCCAAAACTTCCTATCATTGCGGACCTCCACTCATATCTCCACCAGCAGTTACTCCATCATGTTTATGTGTGTTAAGATTAATACTTCCACCAGTTGTAGTCGTTCCGCTCACTTCCAAATCTCCATCAATCACCACTTTTCCAATATTTAAAGTCAATGTATTGCCATCATAAGTCCAACTACCCCCATCGGAAAAAATTCTTTTAACTTCACTTTCACTGCTAGAAGCACCTCGCATAGGACAACCAAGCACAACTCCTTGTTCAGGCATTTCTGAAAAGAATAAGCAATAAACAGTTTGCTTTAAACTGAGTGTATAATTATCGCTATGACTTTCAGAATAAGGAACTAATACATTAAGCCAGTCCGTTGTCTTGTCATCATCGCCTTTTAACAAAACTCTTACTTTTCCAGTTTTTGAATCTATCGCACTTACTTCTCCTGCTTTTAATGTTTCAATCAATTTAACCACCTGCCTTATTATTTTTTTTGTAACAAAAAAATCACAATCAAATTAATGACTGTGATTTTCTTTTAAATCTTATGCTCCTTCTTTTTCTCTATCCATATTTGCTTTTATTCCTAATGTTCCTAATAAATTATGAATGAATAATCTTCCTTTTTGCGTCCATTTTGTATTGGGAACGACTTTTTCAGTTCCATTTTTCTTTTTTACCGTTATTGTTTCACTTTTTGTATACCCTTTGTTCATATGTTCCGCATACAATATCCATTGTCCGCCGACTTTTCTTATAACTCTCTGTTCATTCAACGTTTTATTCAACTCGTATGCACTAAGTCCATAATCGGCTGCAATCTGTGTTATTGTCATTGTATCTTCACTTGACAATATTGTATCGACATACTCTTTTATCGGTTTATACTCCGCTATTAATTGCTTTTGAATCTGATTTTCTTCTTCCAGCTGTTCAAGTTCTCTTTTCACTTTACCGTAATTGATTAACACTTCTCCTAATTTTTCAGGATTGTTTGTTATTGTATCCCATACATTGTCTGTCATATACATTCCTGTTTTTCTAATTGTCTTCAAAATCTTTTTCACTTCTTTTTTAAAGATTTTTGCATTAGGTTTTGTGCTTTGCATACAGACTTCATAAAATCCATCTTCTGTTAAGAACCACATATTACGGTTTTGACCTGATACGAAAATTTTTCGTATCAGCTTTTCATCTTCGTCAATCGTTTTCAACATCTTACTTACATCATAACTTCCGTTTGAAGTTTTCGCATAATCAATCCATTCTGCTACATCTTTTGCTAAAAACAATAAATTTTCAAAATCTCCATACACTCTAAACTGTTTTCCCAAAATTTCTCTTTTATCAATTACTTGTAATTCATTCATTCTTTTAT